GGTATGATGATATAAATAAAACACATGAACAACTAGAAATGATTATTGAGTGGTATAATGCTTGGACTATAGTAGAGAATAATATTTCTTTATTTATACAGTATATGATATCAAGAAGAAAACAAAAGTATCTTGTACCTAGATCACAAATGGTTTTTTTAAAAGACCTTGGATCTAATAATAATGTATTTCAAGAATATGGATGGAAAAATACAGGTACATTATTTAAAAGTCATTTAATATCTTATGCTATAGAATTTATTAGAGAAGCTATAGAAGAAGATACAGATGATAATGGTGATGTTATAAAAACAAGATATGGTGTTGAAAGGATACCTGATAAGATGTTGATAACAGAAATGTTACAATATTATCCTGGATTAAACGTAGATAGATTAGTTTCATTTGCTGCTCTAGTTGCATTTGCTAAGATGCAACAAGCTAATAGAGGCTATATAAAGCGTAAAGAGAAGGATAAATCACTTGATTCCTTGGATAATTCCCAAAATTTGTATAAATTATCTATGAGACCTTTTAGTAATATTGGGCGGAGTAATAAATATACAAAAAATAAAAAAAGGAGAAATCCCTTTAAAAATATTAAATAATATGTTATATGAATGGGTAACTACAACTTCAATTGATGATGATTCTCCTTATAGCCATATCCAATATATTTATGTTTATAATTCCTATCCAGAAGATACAATAATTTATAAAGAACAAGAATAGATGAAAGTATTAAGTGCAATGCAATTAAAAAATGGAGCAAAAGCTGAAGGTGCTCATGTTTCTGCAACATTAACTCAACCAATTCAATTTTTACTTGATAAGGAAAAAGATGATAAGTGGACATCTTGGAATCTTGATTGGTATGAGACAAGAGGTCTTGATTACTTAAGAGACAATGCTAGAGGTATTTTAAAAAATTACAAATTAGCAAAAGGTATAATTGATAAAACAGACTATATTGCAGAAGAAAATAATGAATATAGTGATCTTATTGATATATTAACAAAAGAAGATGAGACAGCATTAGAGTTAAAATTTTATCCTATAATACCAAATGTTGTAAATGTTCTTGTTGGAGAGTTTTCTAAAAGATTTGCTAAAGTACAGTTTAGAGCTGTAGATGATACATCATATAATGAGATGTTAGAGCAAAAAAGAATGATGGTAGAAGAAAACTTACTTACTGATGCAAGAAATAAATTAATGTTCCAAATGATTCAAGCAGGTGGTAATCCTGAAGATGAAGAATTTCAACAACAAATATCACCAGATAAACTTAAAAGTCTACCAGAAATAGAAGACTTCTTTTCAAAAGATTATAGAAGTATGGTAGAAGAATGGGCTCATCATCAATTAAACGTAGATGAGGAAAGATTTAAAATGCAAGAACTAGAAGAAAGAGCATTTAAAGACATGCTTATTTGTGATAGAGAGTTTTGGCATTTCCGTATGATGGAGGATGATTATGAAATAGAGTTATGGAATCCTGCATTAACGTTTTATCAAAAGTCACCTGACTCAAGATATATATCTGATTCAAACTTTGTAGGTAAATGTGATATGATGTCTGTAGCAGATGTTATAGATGTTTATGGTTATCTAATGAATGAGAAGCAATTAAAATCTTTAGAACGTATATATCCAGCTTCAAATGCTAAATATCTTGTTAATGGTCAACAAAATGATGGATCTTACTATGATGCTACAAGATCACATGAATGGAATACACAAAAACCAGGATTAGCATATAGACAATTGTTAGCAAATAGAGATATAAGAACTAATTATGGAGGTGATGTTGTAGCCCAAATATTACAAGAGGGAGATGATATAAGACATTGGGGAGATGAAAACATGATGCGTGTTACTACAGTATATTGGAAAACTCAAAGACGTGTGGGTCATTTAACTAGAATTACTGAAGATGGTGATTTAACCCAAGAGATTGTAGATGATAAATATAAACTTACTGAAAAAGGTATTTATAATACAAAAGCATTTACACAAAAAACAAAAGATAATTTACTTCAAGGAGAACATATAGATTGGTTTTGGATTAATGAAGTTTGGGGTGGTGTAAAAATAGGACCTAATGCTCCTTCATCATGGAGAAATGATACAAATGAAGAACAACCTATTTACTTAGGTATAAATAAGACAAAACCTGGTAGAATAGATTATCAGTTTAAAGGTAACAATTCTTTATATGGATGTAAATTACCAGTAGAAGGTAGAGTATTTTCAGATAGAAATACAAAGTCTACATCATTAATTGATTTAATGAAACCATATCAAATAGGTTACAATATGGTAAATAATCAAATAGCAGATATACTAGTAGATGAACTAGGTACTGTTATTATGTTTGATCAAAATGCATTACCACGTCACTCTATGGGTGAAGACTGGGGTAAAAATAATTTAGCTAAAGCTTATGTAGCAATGAAGGATTTTGGTATGATGCCATTAGATACTTCTATTACTAATACTGAAAATGCTACAAACTTTAATCATTATCAAACATTAAATCTAGAACAAACAAATAGATTAATGTCTAGAATTCAATTAGCTAATCATTTTAAACAACAAGCTTTTGAATCTATTGGTATTAATCCACAACGTTTAGGTGGGGCTATAGCACAACAAACAGCTACAGGAGTTACACAGGCTATGAATCAATCATACGCACAGACTGAAATGTATTTTATACAACACTCAGATCATTTAATGCCACGTGTACATCAAATGAGAACTGACTTAGCTCAGTATTATCATAGTACTAATCCTTCTCTTAGATTGAGTTATATTACTTCTGAGGCAGAAAAAGTTAACTTTCAAATAAATGGTACAGATTTATTAATGAGAGATTTTAATGTATTCTGTACAACTAAAACAAATCATAGACAAATTCTTGATCAGTTAAAGCAAATGGCTCTTACTAATAATACAACTGGAGCTTCAATTTATGATCTTGGTAATATTATCAAAGCAACTAATATTGCTGAAGTTACTAATACTCTTAAAGATACTGAGACTAAGCAAATGAAAGCTAAAGAAGATGAAATGAAGAATCAGCAAGCTATGCAACAACAACAACTTGAAGCACAGCAGCAACAATTACAACAGACTCAACAGTTCCAAGCTCAACAAGCTGAAGCTGAAAGACAGAAAGATATTACTGTTGCTGAAATTAGAGCTTCTGGTTATGGTGCACAAATGGATATTAATCAAAATATGCAAAGTGACTTTAAAGATGCTATGGATGATATGCGTAAAAGAGATGAGTATAGAGAGCAGATGAACTTTAAAAAGGAACAAACAGCTGTACAGAATGCTGCACAACAATCAAAGTTAGCTATTGATAGAGAAAAATTAGCTACACAAAGGCAGATTGCTGAGAAAAATCTAGAAGTTGCAAGAGAAAATAAGAATAGATATGATGTACAACCAGCACCAAAATCTAAGAAAAAGAAAGAGGAATAGTATAGATAGCTATATACTACAAAATATCTTTAAAATCATTTAAAATTTTTAAGGTTTACAGAAAAAAAATATTTATATTATATATGTATATATGATAAAAAACCAATTTTAATAATTTAAAAACCAATTAATTATGGCAGAAAAAATGAAAGAAACAACAACAGTAGAATCAGTAGATGTAAATATAGATGAGATCTTTAATGGAGCTCCAGGTGCTGATTCTATAGTTACTTCTGATAAGGAAACAAAAAAACCAAATATATTTTCAAAACCTGAAAATGTAGATTTATCTTTTTTAGATAATAATAAAGAAGTAAAAGAAGAACCTAAAGCTGAAGAGAAAGCTGAAGAGAAAACTGAAGAAAAATCAGAAGAGGTTAAAGAAGAGGTTAAAGCTGAAGTAAAAGAAAAAAATAAACCAGAAATTAAACCTGATGAAGTAGAAGAAATACTAAATGAAGGCTTAGAGCTTGCTGAATCAGAAGATGAGAAATCAACTGCAAAGGGTAGAAGAAGAATTGAAGGCATGGCAGATGTTTTTAAGAAAATGATTGATGATGAACAAATTATACCTTTTGATGATGATAAAGATCTTGATGATTATACTGCAAAAGATTGGAAGGAACTTATTCAAGCTAATATGGATGAAAGAGCAAATGCAGTAAGAAAAGAAACACCAAAGCAATTCTTTAATAGTTTACCACAAGAATTGCAAGTAGCTGCAAAATATGTAGCTGATGGTGGTACTGATCTTAAAGGTTTATTTGGTGCTCTAGCACAGGTTGAACAAGTTAAAGAACTTTCAACTTCTTCAGAAGCTGGACAAGAGCATATAGTAAGAGAATATTTAACGGCTACTGGTTATGGTACACCGCAAGATATTCAAGAAGAAATAGATATTTGGAAGGATTTAGGTAAGCTTGAAAAACAAGCAAATAAATTTAAACCAAAATTAGATAAAATGCAAGAGCAAGTTGTTGCAAGAAGATTGCAAGAACAAGAGATGAAAAAAGCTCAACAACAAAAAGCATCTGAAAATTATATGGCTAACGTATATAATACATTAAAAGATGGTAAAGTTGGTGATCTTAAAATAAACAAAAAGACTCAGGCTCTTTTATATAATGGTTTAGTAAATCCTCAGTATCCTTCAATTAGTGGACAGAATACTAATTTATTAGGACACTTGTTAGAGAAGTATCAATTTGTTGAGCCAAACTATTCACTTGTAACTGAAGCATTGTGGTTATTATCAGATCCAGAAGGTTATAAAGCACAAGTAATGAGTAAAGGAACTAATAAAGCTGTAGAGCAAACAGTTAGAAAATTAAAAACTGCTCAGGCTGGTAAGAGTGCTTCTGCTAGTGATAAGATGACTACTAATGAAAAACCAAGTGTTAGAAGAAGAACATTACCTAGAAGTAATAACATCTTTAAAAGATTTTAAAAAAACAATGAAAATTGTATGTATATTAAATTAATTATTAACTAAAAAAATGAAAAAAAATGGCAACACCTAGTTTAAACAACGGTCTCTTTTTAAGAGATACCAAGTACAAGGCAAGTTCTCATATTGATTCATATCACTTAACTAATATGCTTGGTGACGCAGAACCTATGGACATGGGTCCAGTAGAACTGTGGGCAATGACACAAAAGGTAGAAATGCCTTTATATCAAATGGCATCGTTTGGTGGTAAGAATACAATTATGGTGGACAATGCTAGAGGGGAGTATAAGTGGCAAACACCTATCTCTCAAGATTTACCTATGTCTTTAGGACAACCTGCAGGCACAGCTGATGCAGCAGGAATAGATGGTCAACCTTTTAAGATCAAATTATCAAAAAGAGATTTTGGTCATGGGGACATCATCACATATGATAAGTATAATGGTAAAGAACTTTACATTACAGCTGATGATATTATACCAGCAGGTGATGGATTTATCTATACTGTAACACTTGTAAATAATGACAGTTCTGCTGCTTTTGATGCAAAAAATTTCCTTGTAGCTGGAACTAAATACTTCAGAAAAGGTTCTGCAAGAGGTGAATACGGAGAAAGATTCTCTGATATTTCAACAGGAGCAGGTTTCAGAGAGTTCTACAACTTTGTTGGAGGAGCTGAAGCACACGTACATTATTCTATTTCTTCTAGAGCAGATTTAATGCTTAAAGGAGGAATGAATGCTGATGGTACTGTGCCTGTAACTGAGATTTGGAGAAACTTTGATAAGAATCTTGATCCATCTTTAAACTCTATTGAGTCTATTGCATCTGCAATGGGTAAAGGTTACATGAAGAGTGCATTTGATAATGGTACACTTTCAAGAACTTTCTTAACTTCTTTGGAAGCTGCACACTTAACAAAAATTGCAAACGACATTGAGTGTTACTTAATGTGGGGTCATGGTGGTAGAGTTAAACAAGACGGTCCAGATGATCTAAGAATGTCTGTTGGTCTTTGGAAGCAATTAGATAACTCATTCAAAAGAGTATACAACAAAACTCAATTTAGCATGGATATGTTCAGAAATGAATTATATAACTTCTATGCTGGTAAAGTTGATTTTGATGGACCAGATCCAAAACGTCAGTTAATTGTACAAACAGGTATTGGAGGTATGCAATTAGTTAATGCTGCAATTGCTGCTAAAGCTAAAGATGCTAACAATATGGTTACTAATGCTGATAACATTGGTGCAGTAACTGGTTCTGGTATGGATTTAGGATTTGGATTTGCTTACACTAGTATGGTAATTCCATTCTTAGCAAACGTTAAGTTTGTATTGAATCCAGCGTTTGATAACCTTCACACTAATGATATTGAGAATCCATTAGTAGATGGTAGACCATTATCTTCTTACAGCTTTATCATATTTGATGTAACTGATGAGGGTAATGACAACATCTTCTTATTGAAGCTTTCTTGGGATAATCAACTTAAGTGGTTCTACCAAAATGGTACTATGGACTACATGGGAAGAACTCAAGGATTCCAGTCTTCAGGACACTTCAATGGATATAGAGTGATGATGACACAAACCATGCCTTCTGTATGGGTAAAAGACCCAACTAAAGTGCTTAAGATTGTTATGAAGAATCCAATTACTGGAGGATCATTCTAATCTTATTAATGATAGGAAAGACGGGGGAGCTTAGTGCTCCTCCAACTTTCTTTTAAACCAAAATTAAAAAACTAATAAATTTAAAAAATGGAAAATACAGTAACATTTACAGAAAAAACAAATGCAGTAAAGGATGATAATATAACTATACGTCCTTACTTTAATCCTGAAATAGAAAATATGGGATTAGAAAGATATTCAATGACATTACATGAAGGTGTAAAACACACAGAGTCTGTTACATGTCTTGAAAGAAATGGAATTAGAAGATATATCACAGGTTTAAATGAATTTTCACCTGATGTTAAAAAATTACCTACAAAGGAAAAAGCAGCAAAGGTAAAAGAAATTAGACAGGTAGTTTCTCAATTAGAGAAAGAATTAGCTACAAATATTATAGATGTTAATGATCCTGAGTTTTGGTCTAAGGTAAAAGTTGTTAGACCAGATAATGATGATTTTTGGGAAAAGGTAAATGTAAGTGTAGGAAATGATCCTGTATTTTTGGATCCATCTGCAGATCCTTATGATCTTTTAAAATTATATGCAATTAGAGCTGGGGGTTTTTCTTTAGTTGCTCCTAGTTTAGAAGCAGCAAAATTAAATGGTAAATATAAATTTTATCTTGATGAAAGAAAAGAAACAATTCAAGAAAGAACAAAAGTTTCTAAAATTAGAAATAAAGCATTAGGTATTTTATCAGATCTTTATGATACAGATAAAACTAAATTACTATATATAACAAAATTATTAGATTATAATAGTACACAATATACAGATTCTACACCTATTGATGTTTTATATGAAGTAATGGATTTATATGTTACAGGTGATGGTGCTGAAAAAAGTAGTGAAAAAGCTTCTAGAGCATTTATTAAATCATCTAAGTTATCTAATAAAGATTTACAATTACAAGTATTAGTAAAAGATTTATTAGCTGCAAATATATTTACTACTAAGACTGATGGATATATTTATCATAGAGACACAGGTGCTAAGGTTTCTACTACTAAAGAAGGAGTTGTAGAATATTTAAAGAATCCAAAGAATGATGAAATTTTAAAAAGTTGTAAAGAAGAGTTTGATTACTTAATGACAATGTAATTATGAATAATACTACACTTGAATTAAAATTTAGACAAAGGCTTAACAAGATTGCCAGCAGTGACTATGATAATATAGAGTGCTGGCAAATTGTTGAATCTTTTAATAAAGCACAAATTGAATGGTGTAGAAGACAATTACATGGTAATAACTTATATAAAGAAGGTGATGAAGCATCTAAAAGAAGAATAGATGATCTTCAAAGATTATTAACTACTACAGTTTTATTTACTATATCACCTAATGATAAATTTGATGTAGCAACTAATTTCCCAGAAGAATATTTGGAATTTAAAAGAGTTGATATAGAAGCTACTACAGAATGTTGTAATAAAGAACCTAGATCAATGACGGTTTATTTAGTAGAGGAAGCTAATATAGAAATGTATATGAGAGACCCATTAAAAAGACCAGACTTTGAATGGGGTGAAACATTTTGTACATTAAATAATAATCAAATAAGATTATATAAGAGAGATTTTGAAATTGTAAATCCAAGATTACTATATTACAGAAAACCAATTAATATAGAAATTCAAGGATGTGTTGATCCTTATACAAACATTTTATCAGCTGCTGATATTGAATGTGAGTTTAAAGATGATATTGTAGAATTACTTATTGATGAAGCTGTGTCAATTGTTGCTGGAGATATAAGTGATGCGGCTCAGGCTATGAGAGGATCACAAATGGCAGAAAAAAATAATTAATACGGATTATTTAAATAAAAAGTATTATATTATATATAAGAGGTGTAAGAGTTCAGGTTTGGGTACTTTTGCACTGGTATAGTAAACCCATTCTGTATTGTAATTTAATAAAGTCCTCTGAATAAAATAGGAGGCAATAGAAAAAATGGCTTATTTTAATCATGCGTATAGACAGACGTGGGTACCTTCTAGTATTGTAAAAACTGCTGGAAAAGCTACATCTGCTCTAACAAAAGGTGAGTTAGCATTTATTGATGCTAGTACTTACCAATCAGTTAAACAACCTGGTCCAGGATTAGGTTTAGGTACTAGTGGTGCTGCTGGAACAAATGCTGTTGTAGGTGTTGCAGGTACTGTAGGTAATTCAGGAATGCCTACTGCTACTGGGTACTTATTAGCTCAAGGTAGTTTTAATTTAACTACTAATGCTGCAGGTAACCCTGCTTCTGTTGGATCTCTAGGTGCTGGTGATGATGTTCTTGGTGGAGCAATTCCTGCTAATAATTTAGATGGTAGCGTTAACTTCCATGGAGGTTATGCAGAATCTTACAAGAGTAAAATTATTATACCAAAATTCCTTACTGCTTTATATGAGGATGATGCAGGATGTGATGCTGCAACTACTGCTGTAGTGGACATTCAAATTCCAAATAATTGTATTGAATGTGATGGTTCAACATCATTAAGAAATCAGATAAGATTAGATTTTAAAGGTAATGCAGTATTACGTTATTTAAACAGATTTGCATATTCAACTTACTATATAAAAGATTGTTGTGCTGATATGTCTGGTCAAATACCTGGTGCAGCAGTTGCTACTGAATTTGCAGCACAAATTAATGCTGATCCAATTGTTAACCCTTTTGTTACTGCATCTACTCACACAGGTAATCAAGGTAATAATATTTTAAGATTAACTGTTGGTTATACACCTACTTTCTTTGATAACTGTTCATTTGACACTAGAGATAATGTTGATCATGAACCACTAACTATGAAAGTTGGAGTATTAGATGAAGATGGTGATGTATGTGTAGATAGTTGTCTTACACAAAGAAAAGGAACTTCAGCTGCTTTTGCTAAATTTCCAACTAATCAAACAGTTAATGTTGTTCTTGCGAAAACAGAAAAAACTGGTGAGAATGTTTTAAGAGATCTAATTTTAGATAGAAGATATTCTCAAGATGGAGGACATAATCAAGGTAACAGAGACTCTGCTAGATTTAGAGAAATTGAAAAAGGTAATAATATCTTAGCTGCAGTTGATAGAACAAAATTTTATAGAAACTATAAGATTCAACATACTGTTCCTAGATTTAATAATCCTACTGGAGTATTTGACAATGATCAATATCTATATGAGATTCATGTAGAATGTGGTAGTGGTGGTAACACTTTATGGAGTGATATAAGTAAATTTATAACAGGTTTACATCTTGAAGCTAAAGCTGCTGGTAGATTTGTTCCTATACAAACTATATAATAGTTAGTTACTAGATTTATTTTTAAGAAGGGTGGGTTGAAATATCCCACCCTTTTTTTTTCAATTCTTATTAATATTTTGTATATTATTAATAGATACTATTTTTACAATTTATAATTATAAATAAATGGCAGCAAAACATATACTAAGCTTAGAAGTATTAAATGTGTCAAATCCAGAAGTGTTTGCTATAAAAGATACAAGCAAGTATGCTAAAAATCTTAAAGTAGACTGTCCTGAAGTTTTGATAACACCACCAGGTTTTAATAAACCTGCATTAATTAAAGTGCAAGAGGGGTTTGATTTAGTACTAGAATCATGTTCATTAGGGATACAAACTACAGATTGTAATACTCAAAGAACTGTAATACCAGATGGATTATATATTATAAGATATCAAGTAAGCCCTCATAATAAAGTATTTGTTGAGTATAATTATTTACGTATTACTAATATCATGAAAACATGGTATGATAAATTATGTAAACTTGACATACAAGCATGTGAACCATCTAGAGATAGGCAAGCATTATTAGATGAAATGATGGATATTAAGCTATATATAGATGCTGCTAAAGCTAAAGTTGAATATTGTGCTAGTCCAGAAGCAGGATTAGAACTTTATACTTATGCTAAATCTAAATTAAATAAGATAACTTGTTCAAACTGTTAAATCAAAAACCAAAAAAAAATGGCAGCAACATGTAAACACTGCAAAAAACAAATAGGCTGCGGATGTCAAAAGACAAAAGCAAAAGATGGAGCAACTGTATGCAAACAATGCGTGCATGTTTATAATGCATCATTAGATAATAAAAAAAATGGCTAAGAATAAAAAAGATTACACGGTTAAAAAGATAAACATAGAGCGTGATTTTGCAGATGAAGTGTTTAAAAAGTATAAGTATAACAGATACGGAGTAGGATCTTGTTGTACCTCAAACTTCACATCAAAGTTAAATACCAAATATATATGTGATTATCAAGATAGTGAAATTTTTAGATATTCAAATAAAGTTACAACAACTACAAAGTATGTAGTACCAACTGAAGGAGCTGCTGATGACGCTGATAGACCAGCGTGGGTAGATGCTTTATGTGGTATGGCAAATGAAGATGTTCAAATATATTGTTATTATGATGCATCATCTTTAACAGCTGATGATGTTTTAAAAGCACATTTAGCAGTAAAACAATGGATAGATTCATTAGGAGGACAAAATAATTCACTAAGTGGTTGCCCCAGCCCTCAAGGTCTTATTCAAGATTTTCATGTTTCAGTAGCAGGAGAAAGATGGTTAGATTGGGCAATACAACCTATAACAGGAGTTTTTAATAATTCAGGATCTTGTGGAGGTGTAGATTCAGGATGTAATACAAATACACCACCGGTTGATTTTGGTCCTTGTGTACAAGCAACATTTTCAGATGCAGTTCTTCCTTCAAATGTTAATTCTAAAATGTGGCAAACATTAAAGTTATTTGAAAATAATGGCTTTACATTATATAACAGTGGAGGTGCTGGAGCAAATGTAAGTGGTACATATGCATTAACTAATCCTACAATAGGTTTACCACCTATTGCAACTGCAAAAAATGTTTTAGTAATAGTATTTGCAGATGAATCAGCACAAGGTAGTACAGATGGTTCAGTAGCACAACCATATCATAATAGATCAAGTATAGTACCTCCTACAGCAATGACATGGGCTGCCGCAACTATAGGTACAGGATCTGCAGCAAATGGATCAGATGCAACATTAACACCATGTTGGAAAGCTGATCATCAAGAGTTTGTATCCCAAAGAAATACATATTTATCTCAAAATCCTACACATCAATTTAAATGTTTTTTATATCCTACAAGGCCTACTACTATTACAGATACTCATAGACCATTTGGTTTACATGCATTAGGGGCTATAACTTCAGGAAATGGTATAAGCGCTTCTGCTACAGGAAAAATTGTTTTTGTTTCAACAGGTCTTTCAATAGGTCAAACAATTCAAATAGTATCAACAACAGGTATAACAAAAACATATACTGCTGGTGCAGCTGAGAATCTTACAACTAATACATTTAATGCTAATGCAAATGGTCTTGTCAATGTTGCTTTATCATTAAAAGCATGTATAGAAGATCCAGCAGGACATAATGGTCAAATAGGTGTACTTTTTTCTCAAAATACTTCTTTTCAACCGGTATTAAATTTAACTCAAGCTGCACCAGGTGGATTAGGAAATACAACAATTACTTCTAATTTAACAAATGTAACAGTTACAAACTTTACAGGAGGTTCTCCTAATGGTACATTTATTCTTGATAATACTTTACCAAATAATGGAGCTCCTTTTTGCTCATTAGCAAATTTAGAAAATATAACTTTAGGTAATCCATATTATAGTCAAGGCTATGGTGCTTTAGATCAACATGGTTGGGGTATTGATGTATCAACATTAGAATTCCAACCTCAACAATTTGCAGATGATATAAATGAATTTGCTGATGTAACAACATGTCAAGACACAGAATGTTTATTATTTGTTATATCAGATCAAAATGGAAATAGAGTAGAGGGTTATGAAATAATATGGAATGGTGGTGTTATAGGAGAAACAGATGAAAATGGATTATTTAGATTTTGTGTAGAAAATGCATCTATTGATAATAATCATATATTTGATTTATGTACATGTATTACTACAACAGGAAATTGTAATTCACAAAAAATATCTGTAACTGTAACAGATGATACATGTGTGGAAGACTGTCCAGATAGACCACATGAGCAGTGTTATATTCCTCCAGTTATTTCATCTGGAAATGAAAATAAAGGTTGCACAGATCCTAACGCATGTAATTATAATCCATTAGCAACTACAGATGATGGTTCATGTACTTATTGTTGTACATTCTTTGCAAGTGTGGATTCAAAAACTGATGCTACAGGTGGAGCAGATAATGGTGAAATAAGTATAGTAGTTGGTGGTGGTGTTAGTCCTTATACTTTTCAATGGTTTAAGAATGGAGTTGCATATGCTACAACTCAAAATTTAACAGGTCTAGGTGGTGGTGTTTATTCAGTAATAGTTACTGACTCATCAACAAATCCTCCTTGTACTACTCAATTAGTTATAACTATTGATCAACCACCAGCAATAATTTTTGGTTGTACTGATTCTTTAGCCTGTAACTATGATGCAACAGCTAATCAAGATGATGGTAGTTGTTTATTTAAAGGATGTACTGATCCTACCGCTACAAATTATGATCCAGCAGCAACAGCAGATTGTAATTGTAATCCTCCTTCTTCTCCTTTATATCAAAATGATACTGGTTGGGATTCTTGTTGTATACCATGTATATTTGGGTGTATGGATGCTAATGCAAATAACTATAATGCACAAGCAACATGTGATGACGGATCTTGTACATATAACTATAATTGTGTAGAAGTTCCTGGATCAGGGGTTACTGTAAATTATTTAGATAGCTCACTTGGCCCAAGTAATTTAACTACAGCAATAGCTCCATGTTTAATGGATGCAACTGGAGAACAATTAGCTTATACTAATGGTCTTACTGACAGATGTAGCACTGCTGTTAATATTGCTACAGCACCATTTGATAATTCAGATGAAATGTTACAATATATGACAACAGAATTATCATGGCAAACTAGTATAAATAATGGACCTGATATAACACAATATATATTACCATATGATTTAAATGCAGGATATAATACAGATTGCCCTGTTTGTGATGTACCTCCGTTTCCTGGAGTAGTAAATACAGCTCCTGCAAATCCAATAAGAATTACATGGAATTTCTTATATAATTGGGCTAGTTTAATACCGAATTCAGTTCAAGATAGTTTAGGTCTTTATGCATATAAATATTATACTGATTTAACTGAACTTTATAGTGACATAAATATATTATTAACAAATAATACTATTGCCTTGAATGATGCATCCGGAAATGCTATTACTTCTGTGGGATCATTTACAGGATCTGGACCTACTTCAGGGACTCTTAATACTAATGAGATTAATACAGCTTTTAATAATGCTCCTTATGGATATCTTACTTCTACTTCAAGTACTCAGAAAATAGCTCCAAATATTACTATGGATTTTGCATTATGTCAATGTACTGTAATACAAAATACACAATGTGAATGTCAAGAAATGTTTGATGGAACAGGTATATACCCTACATTATCTGATTGTACAAATGCTTTAACATGTTGTAATGATAATCCACCTGAATTACCATGGGAATGTATGGAGGGTAGTTTTACTGACTCATGTCAAAACTTAGAAATATTTTCATCTACTGTAGCATATCCAAATGATACAGCAGCTATTAATGCATGGACAACTGATGCTACTTTTTTAAATAATCCTAATCTGGGTAGTTATAAATTTTTACATTTAGGTACAACAGGAACCTGCACAACAACAACTACTGGAGGAACACCATCATATTGGAAAAAGTTTGATTTTATTGAACTTACACAATTTGATCCTACTACATCAACATTTGTTTCAATAGGTGTTGTTGGTAATGGTTGGTCTTGGTTTAGTCTTTGTAACTATATGTTTAATCAAGGACTAAATGGAACTGGTGGTTTTCCTAACGCTTTAAATATTCCTTCTTATATGCAGATGAAAAGTGTTATTGAGTCAAATAATGGATCAGGAGAATTATTACAAGGTTTTGAAATACATTTTCAAGTATCTGATTGTAACTGTGATTATCAAAATTGTCAATGTATACAAAGTCCTAATGGAACATTTGCTCAAGAAGCAGATTGTACAGCTGTATGTTGTGGTGGTTCTAGTTTGAATGAGGTGCCAGGTTGTACACAACAGTCTGCTGCAAATTATAATCCAGGTGCTACAGTTGACGATGGTTCTTGCTATGTATGCTCACCAGCTCCAGATGACTTTAATGTTCCAGGTAGTGTAGGTGTAATTAGTTATACTGCAGATACTAGTGGAAGCACTGATCCATCAGCATATAATGTAGCAGATGGTAGTGTTGTAATTCTACCAAGTACTTTTATAAATGGTATACAAATTCCAGGATCATTACAAAGTTATACAGCAAGCCTTTTTGGTTCTACTAATGGTCAGGGATCTCCTTTAGTAAGTGATCAAGTATTCCAAAATACAATTATATTTGATGGTTTAGATGCGGATGCTTACACAGTTGTTTTTTCACATAGTGATTATCCTGAATGTGAATTTACCGTTCAAGTTTCATTAGCTAATGCAATACCACAAATTAAATATAAATGTGTACCAGGTAACTTAGTTGATAGTACAGAAGATTTAGTATTTGTTAATGCTTTATCAAGTGATTTACAGTCTTCTGTTTCTGCATTTGCTAATGATGATGCATTTATAGATGCTATGACTACTCATGCTGTTGGACAAGATTTACAATCAATGTGGGGTTTTGTTGCGGGTAGTACAGATATAAATAAGTGTTATAGTGACTTATGGGGTGGTACTAAAAAAGTATTTGGAGTGCTTAAAGTTCTTGACGGAGATAGTGTTCTTGTCTCAAGTGATCCAGCTCAACCTTCAACATGGTTAGATTATGTAAAAGCGGCAATTATAATTATTAATGGTGCAGTTAGTGGAGTATATATAAATAATCCTAAAGTTTATTCAAGTAATTATTCAGCATTAAATGCATTTTTAGGTAGTGTTAAAGCAGGGTTGAGAGTTCTTATAGAAGTAGCAGATGCACAATGTACAGCATCACAAACACAATGTTTACCAGATGTAGATGGTGTATATAATAGTATATCTGAATGTTTAGAAAGTGCATTATGTCCAACAACTATAACTGGTACAAATGTAGGATGTAATCAGGTTGCAAATGCTAATCCAACAAATGTTGTAACAGGGCAAAATACACAAACAACATTCTATCCTAATAATGATCATTGTTTATGGTGTAGTAGTTTTAATGGAGGTGTTGGAACAAACCCTTCTCTTCCTCAGTTTGGTTTTGATAAAACAGGAAGTCTTAATGTAGCTGCTATATATGCACCAATAGCAGCTTCTAATCCGGTAGATTTAATCATTCAAGTTAGAAGTGTTGTTGCTGACTTAAACAACTCACCAGGTTCTGTGATATATGCTAATTATGATCCGGCAGTAGATAAATTATATCCTGGTGTTTATTACGTTGTACTTATAGATAACGGTAATCAATTAAATGGAGGAACATCATCAACTACAAGATGTGTACAAACAAAACTTGTAGGTGTTGCTGCAGATGATGCAAATGCTAAGTTAAATAATGGCGGATTCCCAACAGTGGAATGGGGTAATAGTACGGGTAATCCTCAGAATAATTTTATACCGGATACTGCTATAACTATAGATAATACTAATAATACCATTACATTTGATTTAAACCCAGTAAACGGAACATACAGTATAGGAATATTAACTAGTTCAGGTTCTCCAGCTGATATACCTCAGACAGGCGTAACACAATATACAACAAATAGTTTAGCACCAGATACATATATGGTAATTATGACTGTTGATGCGGGTAATGCAAATGCAGGGGCTAAAGCAACTGTACGTAATATAGTAATAACATAATTAACCTAGAAAATGTTGAATAAGATATAATAATTTTGTATATTATAAATGTAGACTAAAGATATGATACCAACTAACGCAAATAATCCTCAGAACTGTGACCCTATATCATCTAATTGTGTGATATGGCAAGGTCCAGACATTGAATGTGTAAATATATGTAATGGTGACACAGTAAGTACAGTAGTTGCTAGTATGGCAAATTTACTATGTTCACTTCAACAATCAATAGCCGGAGGTCTAGCTTTTGATATTACTCTTGTAGACCAAACAAATTTAGTTGGTCCTACTGCAACAACTCTTCAAGAACTTATACAGTTAATGATTGACAATATAATCTTGAATCAAGGAGGTAGTAATACACCAGTTGGAGCTGATTCACTTTCATGTGAAGATGTATTTAAGTGTACAATGCCTATACCAGCATGTTTTGCGGAGTTGCCAGGAGTATCTCTTACAAATGATGGTAGCATACAAAATATACTTACTGAAGTAATGGATGAAATATGTGGTTTAAAAACATCATCCTCTACAAATGAAAGTACAGCACAGCAAATATCAAAGAGAGTAACTACATTAGAGAATCAACCTCAAGGTGAACCGAACCCTAGAATATTTTCTAGTGGTGTTGTAAAAACAGGTGTATTAACACCTATAGATGTTGTTGTTCAACAGTTAGATAAACAGTTTATACAATTACGTGGAGCTACTGGAACACCAGCAAATTTATCTTCAGCTACATCTAATCAGCCTAATTTACAAGTTCCATTATTTTCTGGTGGATATAGTAAAACTGTAAAACCTACAGTATCAAATTTAGCAGATTCATTGTTTAATGTATGGACATCAATAGATGATATAAGAAAAGCATTAAAAGATGTACAAGATCATTGTTGTAATAGTACACAATTAACTATTATGGGTGGAGTAGGAAAGTTATATACAACATCTACTACTTGTACAGCTTCATTAACAGCTGCAGGAAGTAATTCAGGATGCACTCAAATATGGAATAAAACTGGTGTACAATTTGACGTTACCTGTAGAGCTTATACATCTCCTTATAATGCTGGTCCTACAACAGAATTAATAAATGGTAATTGGTATGCATTATGTGGTGCTGCATCAGGTCCTACAGCTCAGTATAGTACAACTGCACCTCATTGGAGTACACCACCACAAACAGGAGCAGGTGATAAATGTTCATAATATAAAAATGTAAAAAAATGATTTGTAATAATTGTAATTGTAATAGTGGAACTAAGTGTAGCAATGTACATTGTGGGTGTGCTGATACTTCAGTACCTATGCCATGTGTATACAATGATTGCAGAAGTAAAGATGCTGAATTATGTGAAGATATACAGTGTGCTGCATGTGTATCTTATTGCTCTAATACATTTAGCACACCAGTAGGTAACGAGACATTTACAATAGCATCAGGTGAAAGGTTAGATAGAATATTACAAAGAATAGCATTATTTATGTCAGATCCATCTTGTATTACTACAGCACCACAATTAGTTTATATAGTAACAACAACTAATAATTCTATAACAGTAGGATGGTCTGGAGTTCCAAATGGAGCAACAGTAAGTGTAGAATATAGAGTACCTGGTGCATCAGGATATCAAACAGCAGTAACAGGTTTAAATTCTTCTGTAACAGATCATGAGATTACTAACTTACTTTCTAATCAAGTATATGAAATAAGAATAGTAAATGGATCATGTTCTTCAGTAATTATAACAGCAGTAACATTAGTATAAAACAAGAGAGTGAAGGGTTTATTGGTTTTCCTAAACTTAATTGTTGAGGCTCTGGGTTAACACGGAGCCTCTTTTTTTATTATATTTGCAAATATATTAACCAACTTTTAAAACATGGACTCATTATTAGAAAAAATTAAAGCATCATTTAAATGGAAAAAAACAACAGAATATTGTGCAGAAAGATTAGGTATAACAACAGAGGACTATGAAGCCCTAAAAGATCTTGTAAAGGTAAGAGAATTACAAGAAAATAATTCTTCATCTTATGAGGTAAATTTAGATAAAGGTGAAGCAAAGATGGAAACTATAAGTTCATCTGAACCAAAGTCACCTGAAGAAATAATTGATATATTAAATATTGATACTACTCAGTGGAAACTTTCAAGTTATTGGAATAAACAAATGGGTGATCATTGGCGTGTATCTGCAATGGTTACAAAGATAAAAGATAATCAAATAGATAATGTAGCAGAATTATTAAAAGGTTTTAAACCAAAGAAATTTAAACCAACAAAAAGATTAAAAACTCCAGGAAAAGAAATAACAGCTGGAGTTTTGTCATTACAGGACATACATTTTGGTAAAGAAGGTAATGAAACTATTGATTTAGATTTTGAGGAAACTGTAAAAGATCTTGTTGACAGAGCAACAAGTGCACATCATTTAGAAAAAATATTTTATGTTGTAGGAGGAGATCTTATTAACATGGATACATGGAGTGGTACTACTACAAGTGGTACTATGTTAGATAATTGTAAAACAGCTACAGAAGCATATAAACAAGCATTTGATGCTATACAATGGAGTATAAATTATATAAAACAATTTTGTGATGAATTACAAGTTATATATATACCTGGTAATCATGATAGATTATCTTCATTTCATTTAGCACATGGTTTATCTAAATGTTTTGATGATCCTAATATACTTTGGGATGTAATTTATCTTGAGAGAAAAGTCTTTGTATATGGAGATAATTTCTTTGCATTTGAACATGGTGATGTAAATACAAAAAATTCTTTAATGTTATATTCTATGGAGTATCCAAGAGAATGGGGTAAGACATTATTTAGAACATTATATACAGGACATTATCATCATAAGAAAAAAATAGAATATATAACAGCACATGAAAATACAGGTTTTATGTTAAAAATATTACCAAGTTTATCTAGAACAGATTATTATCATTATCACAATAAATTTGTAGGATCTAGAAGATCTGGTGTATTATCTATACATAGTCCAACTAAGGGTGAAATATGTGAGTTAACATATTCTCCTGAATAACTTTTATTTATCCTCATTTTTTTGTAAATTATATACGTAAGAGATATGATTAGTAATTTTAAAAAACCTGATTTAAACAAACCTAGATATAGGGAGAAAGTTTTAAGTTTATTAAATAGTGATACTTTAGAAAAATTTAAAGAAAAATATCCAATGTACTCTAGCGTTAGTAATCATAAGTTAAAGAAAGTTATTAATTTATTTAATGGGAAAATTTGGGAGAGAGTTATTGAAAATAGAAATGGCGTAGAGTTACCTGAAAGTCTAGGTTATTTATTTATAGGGTCTTGTCCTCCTTCTAAAAAGGTAAATGTTGATTATGCCTTATCTAAGAAGTATGGGAAAGTTATAGAAAATAAAAACTGGGATACAAATGGATATGTAGGCAAGATATTTTATACTAACTACTCACCCAAGTATAAATTTAAAACTAGAGAGTTATGGCAGTTTAATGCTATAAGACAATTTAGAAGAGCTGTATCTAAAATATACCCATCTAATTGGAGAAAGTATCATACAGTTAAAAATAAATTTAGAGTTGCGGATATGTATAAAAAAGAAAAATAATTATGACAACAATAGGAGAAGCAATATCTAGGGTACGTGGACAAATAAAAGCAGGAACTGAAGATGCTTTTATCACAGATAGATACATATATAGTTTAATAAAAAAGTATGCACAACTTTTTATGAGAAGGCAAGATAATGCTAATAAGCTTATGAAGTTTAATAGTGTATGGAGAGAGTTAAAGTATGTAAAACTTATAGAAGTAGATAAAGTAGAAGCAAGTTGTGTAGGAATGAAAACTAACTGTATAATTAAAAGAACAAAAAAAAAGTTACCTACTTTTATGCAAGGCTATTGGGGACCATTGATTAGAACAGTTAGCTCTATTGATGGTGGTGTTGAGATACAACCAACAACTCCTGGTGGTTATGTTTCAATGTCAAAGACCACAACTTTTAAATATAATACTGCAAAATATTATTGGTTTCTTGATGGCTATTTATATTTACCTAATATTGACTGGGATGCAATTAAGTTAGAGGGTGTTTTTGAGGAAGATATATCTAAATGGACATGTGAAGATGATGATGATTGTACTCCAAGATACTTACAAGATTTATATATTCCTGAATTTTTATTTTCTGAAATAGAAAATCAAATACTTAATACAGCATTTAATACAATTAAAGTACCATCTGATATTGATGGAGATAATAGTAAAAACATATATAGATAATGAGCGTATCACACAAATATAGAACATTTGATCAACTTCTTGAAAGTGTTAAAGTAGATTTTAACACTTATGATATGGAAGGTATGATTGAACCTCAACAATTAATTAAAGTAGCTATAAGAGTTAATTATGATTTAGGAATTAGAATACAAAGAACTAATAGTGTTATTTTAGATGTAGAAAATAGTAAAGCACAATTACCATCAGATTTTAGTACACTATGCTATGCTGCTATTTGTGGAAAATTTAAAATTAATAACACAATGCCATCTGGAACGCATATAGATACCACACAACCTAAGTATACTCCTGAGCCTGGTTTTACTGGACCATGTGATGATCCTGAGTGTAAAGATGTTTGTGTAATAAAAGAGTGTGATGAAAATTATATGGTAATACAAAGGATAGGACCTAATACATTTAGAGAGTTCAGTATGTTTCATCCTTTAAGAATATCTGATGTAAGTGGAACAACTTGTGAAATTGATTGTCCAAATTTAGGAATAACTTCTAGAGACTATGCAGAAATCAAAGATGGTTTTTTATTAACAAACTTTACATCAGGTAAAGTATTTTTATCATATAGTGCTACTATGGAAAATCAAGGAGGAGAGTTAATTGTACTAGATCATCCATA